CTCAAACAACTTCTTGGGTAGTTGATCGTGTGGAAACGGCTTCAACACTGAATCCGGTTGCCAAGTTAGGCTAGCACCCGCTTCAAATCTAAGTCCTTGCTGGGCATGTGCCTGATGTCCCTTGTTTGGTGCATGAGCAAACGATTGACTTTTTATCTTGACTAACGCATCTCCGCCCATCCAGCTAAAATGCCAACCAAAATCGTCAAATATTACCCCATTCAGGGTGGGTGTAACCGGTGGCACCGGAAGATGATAACTGCATCTGACGCGATGTGGTGTAGTCTGTTTCATTACAGAGTTACTGCAAATGCTCATGGCAGTGCGCCAAGTAAACGGCCAACCGGCCAGTCCATACGGACGTAAATCAGCACGCCCATACAGATTGATCAAGGGCAACTTTACAATATTATTGGGATTGTTACGGGCCACATTTAAAGCAAATCCTATATGCTCAGGATTGATGATCTCGTCACAGTCGCTCATCAAGATCCAGGCAGTGTCATCAATTTGATCTAGTATCTGCATGATTGCATTGCGCTGTATTCTTTCACGGGCCACGGCCATTATGCTGGCAACATCGCCTCTATCATCCGGATACATGGCTGTAAGATCCTGCTGTTGTAACGGCAGATCTATATCTTCAGCATAGTGTAATTCCAGCACAGTGATACGATCTGCTGGAAGACCCAGCTCAGCAATCAATTGTTTTACCTGGAACTGTCTTGGCAAGCCACTGAAAGTTCTATCAGCTTCGGCTATCACAAAATGATCCACATGATCTCGTAGTAGATTGATCCTTAGCTCTAGTAGCTCGCGCTCGTTGAAGTAAGGAAAATAATCAATCAGCATTAGACCTTGAACCAAGTGAGATATTGATGTACCTTGTCTGTTACACTTGCCCAGTCAGCCATTTTAGGCTGCCGGAACAAACGAGCTGTGCTGTACCATGGGCTTGAATCACGGTTCAACAGCCAGCGCCAATCCAGTGCAAACCAACTGAGCATGACCCAGGTTGGACGACCCAGCGCACCCGATAGATGTGCTATGGCTGTGTCAACACTTAGCACCACATCACAGTGATGTATCAAGGCAGCACTGTCAGCAAAGCTCTGTATGCTTCCTGGATAACAGGCCACTCCAGATGCTACCAGTGCGGCATTTTCTTCATCAGTGCAATCGACTTGTAGATTGATCCATTCATAGGTGGGATTGCGCTGTATCAGGCGTAGCATTTCGGCAAACGGCATACCTTTGTGTCGGTTGATCCAGGTGTCTCTACGACCCGACCAGCAAAAGCCCACACGCAATCTGCGCTTTAGGCCTAGTTTTTCTTGCCATGCTCGTGCCTTCTCAGCATTGGGGGCTAGATAATACTGTACATGGCCAAGATTTTCTAGAGTATTTCCAATCACTCCAGGAATACTCATGATTGGAATCCAGTAATCAAATCCTGTTGGGGTTTCCTCGTAAGGTATCAATTTTGTTATGCTGTTGCTATTTTGGAATAACGGAATAAGGCTGGCATTTACATGTACCCAGACCTGTGCTCCACGCTGGGCTAGATCGCCCACAAAGCGTATAAATTGTAAGTTGTCACCGTGTCCTTGTTCGCCTACTACCAGGACGACTTTGTCTTTGATATCTTGACCAGTCCACCTGGGTTGTTCATACTTGGGCAACAGGCCGTTTAGGTGCTCGTACTGCCAGCGCCATTCGTATTGCGGCCATCCGTTTTTGTAGTCACCCATGAGCAACCAGGCCACGGCCAAATTGAATTTGGCAGTGATATTACCAGGATCCAGTTGTATGGCTCGCTGTAAAAAAGCGATGGCACCTTCGGGTTCAGCGCATTCTCTAAGCACATTGCCGTAGTTGTTGAAACCAGCGGCGCAGTTCCTGTCCAGGGCGATAGCCTGTACATAACAGGCCAGTGCAGCCTCAGGATTGTTTTGTTCTCTGTGAGTGTTGCCTTGGGCAATTAGATCGTTGGTATTCATGGCAATATTTAATCTGGGCACTGGTCCGGCAAAATATTTCTTCACCATAAATACTTGTTCAACGCAATCAGGCGTTTTATGCTGAACGGGCAACCCAACAGCGTAGCAGAATAGAACCTGCATTGGACTTCTTTAAGGAGAAAACAAATGGGCCGTCCTTTAAAAATTAAAAAATCAACCACCATAGACATTGGTTTCAATGACTTTGGTAACCTAGAAGTGCCTGTGATTCCAACTGGCATGACCACTACAGACTTTATTGGTGTAGTCGGTGGTGCCAACGCCGGTATTGCAACAGCTGCCTATCCAGTAGTGGCCTGTGATGCCAACATCAACGGCGTAGGCAACACCGCCGCTTATATCATACGTCAAAAAGGTGCAACCAAATACCTGGTTGGATCTACAGCCGCTACTACTGCTGCAAATATTGTGGCCGGCAGTAGTTATCGTATTGTCAGTGTAGGAACTACAACATTTACCGCAATTGGTGCACCAGTTACAGCCACAGTGGGCGATATTTTCACAGCCAATCAAGCTGGTACCGGATCTGGTACTGTAAACCTGGTAGGGCAGTGCTTGTTGGCCAATCAGGCCAATGCGGCATTACTGACAGCCAACACCATGAGTATTACTTTCAGCTACGATGGCAATCCAGCCAACGTGACACCGGTAGCAAAATTGGAAAACTTGTATGTGTGGAATTACAACAGCTCGAACACAGCCAACACACAGTTCAGTTCTACATTCTTTGACACCGGTAATACCACGCCCAAGTCCGGAGCCGAAGTTGAAACATTCACCAATGCAACTGGCGATATTGTGCTTGGGTTGATCACAAACTACACATCCTAATAGTGACATAACTGGCCATACGATCCCGCTACGGCGGGATCTTGAGAATTTAGAATCACAAGAAAATAGTAGCAGATAACCCAGATTTGCCAGCGATTGGTAAATACATCATAATAGGAGAATACCGTGGCCGTCACAAGAATAAAAAATAACCAGATCACTGATGCATCAGCTGGCAATACCCAACTAGGTATCAATGCAAATACTAAAGTACAAGATCATAGCGTAACTTCAATCAAGTTAGCCAACAACATCACTTATGGTTCAGACCTTACCATCACAGGTAACTTGAGTGTGACTGGTACAACCACCGCGGTTGATACCACATATACCAACATCCAAGATCCCCTAATCGTATTAGCGGATGGACAAACAGCCAATACTCCTACTGTGGACATTGGCTATATCGGTCTACGTGGAAATGCAGCATCTGGTAATATTGCTTCGTTCTGGAACGAAGCCAACAGCACATTTACTGTGGCCTACACCAATTCTGGTGTTATGGACAACACTGTCGTTGCTATCAACAGCTATGCAGACTTTAAGGCCAACAATATCAACACAGTAACCAATGTCAGTGCTGGTGCAAACGTCAATGTTGGCGGCAATGTAAATGTAACCAATAATGTAAGTGCTGGTGGTAATATTGTTGCCGTTGTTGACATAACCGGCGGAAATATCTTCACTGCCAACACTGTAAGTGCAGGCGGTAATGTAGAAGGCAATGCTATACTTGCTCGTAACAGTGGCAACATCAGCACAGCAGGCAATGTTTATGGTGCTAACGTATTGGCAACTGTAGTAAGTGCTAGTAGTAACGTAACTGGTGGCAATATCAACACAGGCGGATCTGTCAGTGCTGGTGGCAATGTGTCTGCAATCGCAGTAAGTGCCAGTGGCAATGTAACTGCCAACAATGTAACAGTTGGAAACATTGTAAGTGCAATTGGTAACATTGTTACCAGCAATTTCTTTGTAGGTGATGGATACTATATCAGCAACATCAACCCAGGTAACATTGGTACTCCGACCAAGATTCAAAACGGCGGAACCTATGCCAACGCAACTGCAGCAAACGCCAACCTAACAATCGCTGTTGGGTCAAGCAGTAACCTAGTAGCCACATTCTATGACACTGGTGTCAACATCAACGGCAATGTAAGTTCAAGCGGTAATATTATCGCTGTTGCCAATGTAGACGGTGCAAATGTAAATGCCACAACAATTTCTGCTACTGCAAATATAACTGGTGGTAACGTCATATTTGGTTCTGGTGATGTAACTGGAACTGGCAACGTATTTGCTGGTAATGTATTTTTTGGCGCCGGTGTTGCAAGCGGAACTGGTGATGTATTTGGCGGCAATTTCTACGCTGGAACCGATGTAAGTGCCGGCGGCAATGTTGACGCTAACAATGTAAACGTAACAACCAATGTAAGTGTGGGTGCCAATGTAATTGGTGGCAATGTATTAAGCAACGGTGCGTTATCAGCAACTGGCACTGCCAATGTTGGTAATTTGGTCACCAACGGTTTGATATCAGCCACAGGCAATGCTCAAATTGGCAATATCTTAACAGGCGGTCAAGTAAGTGCAAGCGGCAACGTAACCGGCAACGTATTGGTTGGTAGCTTTGCCGAAGTAACAAACACAGCCAATGTTGGTAATTTGACCACACAAGGCTTTATCAGCGCAACAGGCAATGCTCAAATTGGTAACGTTCTAACTGCCGGTCGAGTAAGTGCAACTGGCGATGTGTTTGGTAACAATGTATCAGCTGTGGCCAATGTCAACGGTGCAAATGTCAATGCTACAAATGTATACGTTACCAAAGTCAGCGCAAGCGGCAATGTTATAGCTGGTAATGTGATCAGTAACTTCTTATACAGTGACGGCAGTGCGTTAACAATCAGTGCAGTTGGCACTAATAGCGGTATCAGCATCCTAACAAACGGAACTGGTAACATTGGTGTTGGTAGCACATACATCAACAACTTGGCAAATCCAGAACAGCCACAAGATGCGGCAACCAAGCAGTATGTAGATGACGTGGCTCAAGGACTCAACATCCATGACAGTACCAGTGCTGCTACCGGCAACACCTTGGCAAATATCACCGGCGGTACTATAACATACTACAACGGTCCAGCCAATAACGGTGTTGGTGCTACCCTGACCACAACCGGTTCATATACCAACATTGACGGTGTGGCTATTAACGTAGCCAACACACGTATCTTGGTCAGGGCAGAAGCCAATGCAGTGTTCAACGGTATCTATGTTTATTCCAATGCAACAGCTATTACTCGTGCCGCAGATTACAACCAAGTGCCAGAAGTTGAAGCTGGTGACTTTGTGTTCAACTTGTACGGTAATGTATATGGCAATACCAGCTGGGTACAAACCAGCAACGTCAGCAACGTGGGACAAGCTGGAAACAACATTGTGTTCACACAGTTCTCTGGTCAAGGTACATACATACAAGGTAACGGTATTGCTATCGTTGCTAACGAAATCAGCACCAGAATCAATACTGGCAACCTAGAGTATGATGGATCTGGTAACCTACAAGTATCAACCAGTGCTCAATTCACTACTCCAGCTCTTGGATCAGCAACTGGTACAACAATCAGCTTGACTGGCAACGTAACTGCAAGTGCTGTTGGTGCAACAGAACTCAGTGCAAGTGGCAATGTTTACGGCGGTAATGTAAGTGCAGCAGGCACTATTGTTGCTGTGGCAAACATAGCCGGCGGTAACTTGTTGACTGGCAACGCGATCAGTGCAACTGCTACAATCACTGGTGGTAATTTGGTTACAGGTGGATTCCTCAGCGTTGCAGGAAATGCGTTTGTTGGTAACTTGAGCATAGTCGGTAACGTATTCAGCGATATTAATATGCTGACCAATATCACAACTGGTGGTTATATAACTGCTATTGGTAATGTAAGTGGTGGAAACGTAAATGCTGTAGCCAATATATCAGCAACAGGAAATGTAGTTGGCGGCAACATTATATTTGGTTCTGGTGTTGTAAGTGGAACTGGTAATGTCACAGGCGGTAACGTGATATTTGGCTCTGGGGTTGTTAGCGGAACTGGCACAATTAGTGGTGGCAATGTAAATGTAACCACAGACGTTAGCGCAGGCGGAAATGTACAAGCCAATGCTGTACTAGTCCTTAACAGTGGCGCAATCAGCACAGGTGGTAATGTATCGGGTGCCAATGTATTGGCAACTGTAGTAAGTGCCAGTGGTAACGTGACGGCTAACAACGTGACAGTTGGAAACATTGTGAGTGCTGGTGGTAACATTGTTACCAGTAGCTTCTTTGTAGGCGATGGTTACTATATCAGCAACATCAACCCGGGCAACGTGGCCATAACCAAACTGGTCAACGGTGGTAGTTATGCCAATATTACGTCAGCAGATGGCAACTTGGTAATTGCAGTTGGCGCAGCCAGCAACGTGACAACCACATTTGCCAATAACTTGTTAGCGGCAAACGGCGTAATCAGTGCCAGTGGCAATATTGTCTCTGGTAACTTGACCATAACTCCAACACAAAGTATTGTTGGTGCTATAACAAACGGCAACATCAGCGTACACCCAGATGGAACTGGTGCATTTATTGTTCAAACAGGTGGCAATACTGCTATGTTGATTCAAAGCGATGTGCCTAATGCAGAATGCTTTGTACAAATCAACACCACTGGTACTGGACTTGGTGCAGTTGGCGGCGGATCATACAATGGTAGTTATATACTAGGCAACAGCACTCCTTCGCAGATCAACAATCGGTTGGCTTCTTTTGCTGGTAGAGGATCTGAAAATGGCACAACTCTTACAGTCAGTCCTAGCGCACAAATTACTCTCGACGCAGCAGCAGATTGGACAACCGGTAGTACACCAACCCACATCAGTTTCTGGACTACAAATACTGGATCTAATGTTTATGGTGAAAGTGTAAGAATTCAAGGCACTGGAAATGTAGTACTTTATTCAGGTAGCTTGAACGCAGCCAACGGTAATGTTAATAGTGCTAATTTATATGTAAGTTCTAACGCAAGTATAACTGGTAATGTTAGTGCTGGTAACTTGAGTACAGGTGGTCAGATATACTCTGCGGGTAACGTCACAGTCAACACATTCTTCTACGTTGATCCTGTAGACAGTACTGTGTTGATTGCTAGTAACTCAATCGTAGCATGTTCTGTATTGACCATGAATGCTACTACCAGCTTTGTAGTACCAACTGGTAACACAGCACAGCGACCATCAAGCACATACACTGGTATGGTTCGTTTCAATACCACTCAAAACAACTTAGAGATCTACGACAACAATGCTTGGACCCCAGTTGGTTCCACAGAGTTTACTGTTATCAGCGATCAACAGTTCAATGGTGATGGTGCAACTGTAAACTTCACATTATCAAGCACACAAACAACCAACAGTTGTATTGTAAGTATTAACGGTGTGGTACAGATTCCAACACTGGCATACTCTGTGTCAGGAACCAACCCAACTTGTGTACTGACATTTACTGAAGCTCCAGCAAACGGTGACGTGATTGACGTAAGACAGATCACAACCACTGTAACTGTAAGCCAGATTGACAACGTGAGTGGAAATGCGATTGTTGCGGCCAGCCCAACTTCATCACAGATCAACATCACTGGTAACTTGGTGACCACTGTTAATAGTGCGGCTCCAACACTGTCAACAAACAGTACCATGAGCTTCCAGCTGGTAAGTAATACTCAGTTGAATATCTTGGTACGTGGTAGTGACGGTACAACAAGAAGTGTTGCACTAACCCTAAGCTAATAGCAAACGGGCACGAGAAAAATAGGACTCCCTGGAGTTCTATTTTTTTGGCTAAATATATGACAAGATAGGTAAAAAATGGCTCTAACTAAACCTCGTGCGTATCAAATATACGACATAGATTATAAACAGGCAACACGGGCGGTAACTGTTGCGAACGTCTCTTTAACGGGCGGAGCTCCCAACAATGTTGATGGAATAAATCTCAGTGTCAACGATCGCGTATTGGTCACAGGCCAAACAACTCAAAGTCAAAATGGTGTTTATGTAGTATCTGTCCTGGGCACTGGCGCAAATGGAACTTGGACTCGTAGCGGCGACACAGATGTAACTGGGGAACTACTAGCTGGTACCATTATTATGGTTACCGAAGGCGTAATCTACGCCGACACACAGTGGAAACTGATCACTGACAATCCAATTGTGATTGGAACAACAGCATTAATATTTACACAGAACTACTATGCCAATGTGCTACATGCCGGCAACAGCAATGTTACAGTGTATAGTAACTCAGATATAACCATAACTTCGGCTGGTACAGCCAATGTGCTTACCATATCAAATACTGGTATTGCCGTCCTGGGAACTGTCAGTTCTACTGGAAACATTACGGCCAACATTGGTAGTTTCTTTATTGGTAACGGAAGTCAATTAACTGGGGTTGTTGCAAGCACCAACGAAATTGTAAACGGAAATTCTAATGTTGCTATCCCAACAGCCAATGGATCTATACTATTTGCAGTAAATGGCGAAGCAAACACAATGACACTTGACCCGGGATCATTGACCATGTACGGTACGTTTGCAACTCCAGAGACGATTGCTTCCAATGTCACAGTATCACCAAATGTAAACGCTGTGTTATATGGACCGCTGAATGTTGACGAAGGCGTTGGTATTACCGTGCCTACCAGCAGTACTTTGTATATTTACGGATCCAACGGCGATGAAGGTGGTGGTGAATCTGGCGCACAAGGCACAACTGGTACGAACGGAGCGCAAGGCACAACCGGAACAACAGGTGCTCAAGGCACAACTGGTACAGGCACACAAGGAACTACAGGAGCAGGCGCACAGGGAACTACAGGTGCAGGAACACAAGGCACAACAGGTGCTCAAGGCACTACAGGTGCTCAAGGAACTACAGGTGCAGGAACACAAGGCACAACAGGTGCTCAAGGAACTAATGGAACTACAGGTGCTCAAGGCACAACAGGTGCTCAAGGAACTACAGGTGCTCAAGGAACTACAGGTGCTCAAGGCACTACAGGTGCTCAAGGAACTACAGGTGCTCAAGGCATCACCGGAGCACAAGGCACCGTGGGAGCCCAGGGAACTACAGGAGCTCAAGGCGTCCAGGGCACAAGTGGAGCACAGGGCACACAAGGCACTAATGGAGCTCAAGGTACACAAGGAGTAATTGGAGCCCAGGGCACAACAGGTGCTCAAGGCACAACCGGATCATTTAGTGGAAACTTGACTGCCAATATTGATGGGCAAGGTTTCAGTATCAGTAATGTGGCCGTTGTAAGTGCCACAGCAAACATTACCGGTGGTAACATCATAACTGGTGGCCAGATAAGTGTTACTGGTAATATCATTGTCAGCACCGCCGGATTTTTTGGCGTAGGCACAGCCACACCTGACTCAGAAATTAATATTTTAGCAAACCCACAAACTGTGAGTTATCCAGTCACTGGCAACAGTACCACTACTGGAACAGACCTACACATATCAGGAGCAGATGGAACGCAAACTCGTATCACACAAGATGCATTTGGTACAAGTCAATACGTGGCGTTTACTGGACGTTCTGCCAGAGGCACTGCAGCCTCGCCAACACAGACCCAGTCTGCAGATACCATTTCTCAGTTTACTGGCCGTGGATTCAGTAGCGGAACTTTACAGTTTGGAAATATTTCAAGTGGTCGAGTAGACATCACAGCCTCGGGAGCCTTTACAGATACCAGCCGCCCAACCGACGTGCAGATATTTACTACAGCCGTAAATTCTATAACGCCCACTGCGATAGCCACATTCTCCAGTGCTGCAGGCCTAAGTGTAGCCGGCAACATCACAGGTGGTAATATCCTGGGTGGTGCCAATGTCAATGCCACTACACATACAGGTACTACGGCAAGTTTGACTGGTAATGTCACAGGTGGCAATCTTTTAACAGGTGGTGGTATCAGCGCAACTGGCCAAATATCAGCCACTGGCAACATCACCGGTGGTAATATACTGGGTGGTGCCAATGTCAACGCAACCACACACACAGGTACTACGGCAAGTTTGACTGGCAACATCACAGGTGGCAACGTCAGCGCAACCGGTAACGTGTTTGATGTGGCTGGCAATGTGCGTACTATTGTGGCTCGAGCCAGTGCCGCTGCCAACTATACCTTGGTGGTTGGTGATGCTGGCCGACACATAAACTACACTGGTACTACCTCTATTGTTGTTCCAGCTTCAGTTTTTGGTGCAGGCGATTGTATCACTTTGTTCAACAATCAGGCTGCTAACATACTGATCAATGGAAGCACAGCTGGCGTCACTTTGAGATTGGCCGGCACTGCTAGTACTGGTAACAGGACTCTGACACAATTTGGTCTCAGCACAGTTTTGTGTGTGGCTGCAAATACATTTGTTATTTCGGGTGCTGGACTAATCTAATGACCATACAAGTAATGGCAGGAACACCTGCATTTCCACAAGTGACAGTGATAACCACAGCCGGTGCTGGCAGCGTTACCGCACCTGTTGGAGCGACTAGAGTCACTGTAGAAGCCATTGGCGGTGGCGGCAACGGATTTGGAGCCACCGCCAATGCCAACAAAGCTGGTGGCGGAGGTGGTCGTTTTGCTAGAACTATAAATCTTGACGTCACCGGTGGAACCACTATTGTGTATTATTCAGTTGGTGCAGCCAGCACTCTGAGTTGGGTCAACGTGGGTACCAATGCAAATCCATCGAGCTCGGCCACCGGATGTCGGGCACAACCCGGATCTGACGCTGCTTCGGGAGTGGCAGGCAACGGCACTACAGGCACAATGATTGGAACAACCACTGCTGATGGTGGCAGTGGGGCAGTGGGTAATAACGCCACTTCTCTGGGTGGCGGCGGTGCTGGTGCAGGAGCCACTATTGCAGGTGCCGGCACAGCAGGGTCAGGGCAAACAGCCGGAACAGATACTACAGGTATGAGCCTCACCGCACAACAGATGGGTTCTGGAACAGGCGGCGCATCGCTCACAGCCGGCACAGCACCCGGCGGCGGAGGCGCCAGTAGTGCCACTGCTGGAGTCAACCCTGCAGGTGCCATTGGACGAGTTCGTATTACTTTTTACGGATAGAGACTTTTTAACGTACAGATAAATACAAAGATAAAAAGGATTAGAAAAAATGGCACTTACACTTGACGGAACCACGGGAATTAGCGCAACCGGTAATATTTACGGTAATAATATTATTGGTACTCTTATCCAAACCAACGTAGCAACTGCTGGTAATGTAAGTGCTGGCGGTAACGTTCTTGCTGGAAATGTCAGCGTATCCGGCAATGTAACCGGTGCTTATATTCTAGGTAATGGCGCATTGTTAAGTAGTATTGCTACAACCAGCATACAAAACGGAACATCAAATGTCGCAATAGCCACATCTGGTGGCAACATTAATGTAGCTGTTGGCGGCACTGCTATTGCGGCCTTTACTACAACTGGCTTGATTCCAGCGGCCAATATCACTCAAGATTTAGGTAACACAACCAATCGATGGAGAGACCTATACCTAAATGGCAACACAATCTATCTTGGCAATGCCACAATCAGTGCCAATGCCACAAGTATTGTGTTGACCAATCCCGACGGTGGTGCCACAGTACTGTCAGGCACCCCTGGTAACAGCGAATTAACTGGCGCAACAGTGAGCGTCATTGGCAATGTTACAGGTAACAACATTATTGCGGCCAACACTGTCAGTGCTGTAGGTAACGTTACTGGTGGCAATATCAACACAGGCAACAATGTAAGTGCTGGTGGCAATATTTACGGTGGGAACATAAGTGTAACTGGAAGTCTTGTATTTGCCTCAGTGACTGGCACTACAATCAGTGCCAGTGGTAACATCACTGGTGGAAATTTGTTAACCGGTGGCCTGATAAGTGTCACAGCCAATGTTACAGCTGGTAACATTATAACAGGCGGACTAGTCAGTGTTGCTGGCAATGTATTGGCCGGCACAATCAGTGCAAGCGGAAACGTAAATGCAACCAGCGTGAATTTATCTGGACTGGCATCTGTTACTGGGACTGTCACTGCTGGAAATTTAATTACTGGTGGAATAGTAACTGCCACTGGTAACATTACATCATTGGGCAACATTGCCGCTGGAAATCTCCGCACAGATGGATCAATCACAGCTCAAGGCAACATAATAGGTGGCAATTTATTAACTGGTGGATTGGTCAGTGTTGCTGCAACAGTCACAGGTGGCAATTTGGCCACGGGTGGCACAGCATCAGTGGGCGGAAACATAACTGGTGCCAATATTTTAACAGGTGGTCTGATAAGTGCCACAGCCAACATCACAGCTGGCAATTTGGCCACGGGTGGCACAGCATCAGTGGGCGGAAACATAACTGGTGCCAATCTTCTTACAGGCAATAATGTAAGTGCTGGTGGCAATATTTACGGTGGTAACATAAGTGTAACCGGAAGTCTTGTATTTGCGTCAGTAACGGGAACATCAATCAGTGCCAGTGGTAACATCACTGGTGGCAATGTGATATTTGGTGCAGGTGTAGTAAGTGGTACAGGTAATGTATTTGCCACTAACCTAACTGGTACCTTACAAACGGCAAGTCAAACAAATATCACAAGCGTGGGCACACTGGGCAGTCTGGCTGTCACTGCAAATATAACCGGTGGCAATGTGATATTTGGTTCTGGTGTTGTAAGTGGAACTGGCAATGTATTTGCCACTAACCTAACTGGTACTTTACAAACAGCCGCACAAACAAATATTACCTCAGTGGGTACACTGGGCAGTTTAGCTGTCACTGCAAACGTAACCGGTGGAAACATATTAACTGGCGGCTTAATAAGTGCCGCTTCAAACATCACTGGCGGCAATGTGATATTTGGTTCTGGTGTTGTAAGCGGAACTGGTAATGTATTTGCCACTAACCTAACTGGTACTTTACAAACAGCCGCACAAACAAATATTACCTCAGTGGGTACACTGGGCAGTTTAGCTGTCACTGCAAACGTAACCGGTGGAAACATATTAACAGGTGGATTAATAAGTGCCGCTTCAAACATCACTGGCGGCAATGTAAGATTTGGTACTGGTGTTGTGAGTGGTACAGGCAACGTATTTGCCACTAACTTGACTGGTACCTTACAGACAGCAAGTCAAACTAATATTACCAGTGTAGGCACATTGGGTAGTTTGAGTGTGACAGCCAACGTAACTGCTGGCAATTTGACCACAAACGGCATTGCACGCATTGGTACATTTGACATTACCAGTAACAGTATCACATCAAGTAATTATACCATTGTTATTGATCCAAACAGTCCTGGCAGTGTTGATGGCGAAGTTATTATCCAAGGTAACCTGGTTGTAAATGGTAACGTGACCTATATCAACAGTAACAACATAACCACAAACGACTTAACTATTAACATGGCCAACAATGCAGCCAATGCAACTGCGGCCAACGGTGGTGGCATTGGAGTTGGCCCAGCAGGTAGTGAATTCATCAGCTTAACCTATAGCAGTACTGCCAACACCTGGGTGGCCAGCAATGGCATGCAGGTACAAGGCATACTGAGTGCAAGCGGTAATATCACAGGCGGTAACATATCAGCAACCGCTCATACAGGAACCACTGTCAGCGTAACTGCAAACGTAACCGGTGGCAATGTTGTATTTGGCACAGGTGTTGTAAGTGGCACTGGCAATGTATTTGCTACTAACTTGACCGGTACCTTACAGACTGCAAGTCAAACAAATATTACCTCAGTGGGCACACTAGGCAGTTTGGCTGTTACAGCAAACATCACTGGTGGCAATGTGTTATTTGGCACAGGGGTTGTAAGCGGTACTGGTAACATAACTGCCACAAACTTGACTGGTACTTTACAGACTGCAAGTCAAACAAATATTACCTCAGTAGGCACACTGGGCAGTTTAAATGTTACAGCAAACGTAACAGGTGGCAATGTGTTATTTGGATCTGGGGTTGTAACTGGAACTGGCAACATAATTGGTGGTAACATACGCACAGGTGGCCTGGTCACTGTGACCGGTAACGTCATGGCTGGTGGATTCCAATACGCCAACGGCAACCCAGTACAAGGATCGGGCGCACAAGGAACTACAGGCACACAAGGAACTGTTGGTGCACAAGGCACAACTGGCGCTCAAGGTACCACAGGAACTCAAGGTGCAACCGGTACCCAAGGCACAAACGGCACCCAAGGCACTACCGGAGCACAAGGCACTACCGGAGCACAAGGCACAGTTGGTAATCAAGGTAACCAAGGTAATCAAGGTACAACAGGTACCCAAGGAACTACTGGTGCTCAGGGAACTGTTGGTAACCAAGGCAATCAGGGCAATCAGGGCACAACAGGTACCCAAGGAACTACTGGTGCTCAGGGAACTGTTGGTAACCAAGGCAATCAGGGCAATCAGGGCAATCAAGGAACAACAGGTACTCAAGGCGCCACGGGTAATCAAGGTAATCAAGGTAATCAAGGCACCACTGGTACACAAGGTAACGCTGGTACAAACGGCAATAATGGTAATCAGGGCAATCAAGGTACCGTTGGTACCCAAGGTACTCAAGGTACCGTTGGTAACCAGGGCAATCAAGGAACTACTGGTAATCAAGGTAATCAAGGTAATCAAGGACCAACTGGACCAAGTACAGCAATCAATGCCACAGCAGTCACCACTGGCACATTCTATCCTGTGTTTGTTTCTGGTGCTGGAACACAGGCCACTCCAAGTATACGAACTGCAGCCACAGCGTTCAGCTTCAATGCCGCAACCAATGTGCTTCAGGTTACAGCAACCACAGCACAATACGCCGACTTGGCAGAATGTTATGCAGCCGATTTTGAGTATGCTCCTGGAACAGTATTGGTATTTGGCGGCGCAAACGAAGTCACAATCAGTACTACACTGAGTAATCCTGCTGTGGCTGGCGTGGTCAGTACAGAACCAGCTCACTTGATGAATACGTTTCAATCTGGTAAAAATATAGTGCCAGTTGCGTTGGTTGGTCGTGTGCCGTGTCAAGTCACAGGCAATATAGCCAAAGGAGATCGTTTGGTAACTGGTGATATTCCCGGAGTGGCTGTACGATTAGATCCTTCCGTATATCAACCAGGATGCCTGATTGGTAAAGCCCTACAAGATTATGACAGCGAAACAGTTGGCATTATTGAAGTGGCAGTAGGCCGAGCATAAAGAGACAAAAAATTTATACTATCATTTAGCTGTCATAAATGATAGTATATGAATCTCTCACAAACAATCAAAAAATCAGGCCTGGTAAAATCTGCTATTGAGCAAGGTGGTAGCATACATCCCTTAATTATTCCAGCCGAACTCACAAACGGAACTGGGCTGATGAATCCCAGCATTTACGTGGACAATGGTCAGTTGATATGTAATATACGACATGTAAATTATACCTTGTATCATTCAGAAAATAAAAAATTTCAACACAGATATGGACCTTTACAGTATCTGCACCCAGAAAACGATCGTAATCTACGCACCTGGAACTTTTATTGTACTGTCAATGACGATCTATCCTTGAATCAGATTACCACAATAGACACTTCAAAATTAGACGTAGATCCAATTTGGGAGTTTGTTGGGCTTGAAGATGGTAGATTATTCCGTTGGGACAATAAACTATTCCTAAGTGGTGTGCGACGAGACACTACCACAAACGGTCAAGGCCGTATGGAACTCAGTGAACTCAATGTCAAAACCAATGCAGTAAGAGAAATCAAACGCACACGGATGCCAGCGCCAGGTGCCAATGCTACCTATTGTGAAAAAAATTGGATGCCTATTATAGATCAGCCCTATCACTATGTCAAATGGAGCAATCCCACAGAAGTAGTACGATTCAATCCCGAAGACGGCTCTACAACAACAGTGCATCTTGATCAAAGTAAATTTATATCCGGACAACCCGATTTCAGAGGCAGTAGCCACGTGATACCATACGGCGATCACTATCTGGCCTTGATACACGAAGTCAATCTGTTCAAGAGTGAGACTGGTGAAAAAGATGCAACCTATAAACACAGATTTTTAGTTTGGGATCGATCGTGGAACATCGTAAAATTCACAGATGCATTCAGTTTCATGAATGCCGATATTGAATTTTGTTGTGGTGCTGCATTTTTCAAAGATGATTTATTATTGAGCTTTGGTTACCAAGATAACTGTGCGTTTATATTGAGAATGCCTAAAACTATGCTAACAGAATACCTAGGAGTTTAACATGCTGATCCAACGCCTACACGAATACATACAGAATTATAACTCGGCACAGGCCAATTTTAACCTGGGTCTCGAATATGATTCAATTGGCCAAACTGGTGCCGCCATCAGTTTTTATCTACGCACAGCCGAACGATCACAAACCGATCTAGAACAATACGAAGCCTTGCTAAGAATGGCCTTGTGTTTTGAAAGACAAAAAACTCGAGACGACACAGAAAAAGTCATCCTACAAAAAGCCATCAGTCTCATGCCCAAAAGACCTGAAGCATACTTTTTATTGAGTCGCTTGCACGAAGTCAAAAAAGAATGGCATGATTCTTACACCATGGCCAACATTGGTCTAAGTAATTGCGAGTTTGATTTGCCTCCGTTGACCACAGATGTACAATATCCTGGATACTATGGACTGTTATTTGAAAAAGGTGTAGCTGCCTGGTGGGTAGGGCAGACCGAACAGTCCAGAGAAATCATGCATGATCTAAAGTTCAGTTACCGGATGAGCGAAATGTTTTTAAATTCAGTCAACAGGAATCTTGGCAGCATTGGATGGCCCAATACTACAACACCGTATACAGCAGATAAACAATTGGACGCCAGGATACAGTTTGCTGGCATTGACGCCATTGAAAAGAATCATGCGCAAAGTTATCAAGACATGTTTGTATTGTCTGCTACTAACGGTAAACGTAACGGGCGTTACTTAGAAATTGGCAGTGCAGAACCTTTTAAAAACAACAACACGGCCTTGTTGGAAACTGCGTTTGGCTGGACCGGCGTTAGTATTGACATAAATCAAAAGGTAGTGACAGAATTTATGGAAAAACGTAACAATCTTGTGTTCTGTCTAGATGCCACCAAGGTTGATTATGCAAAATTCCTACTTACGCTAGGTTTTTCCGGAGATCTGGATTACCTACAAATTGATTGTGATCCGCCCACGTACTCGTTTGAAATACTAAAACGTATTCCATTTGATCAATATAGATTTGCCGTGATCACGTTTGAACACGATTACTATGTTGACACTAAAATAAGAGATCAAGCAAGAGAATATTTACTATCAAAAGGTTATGTGTTAGCGGCTGGCGATATAGCCTACAATCATACACACAGTTACGAAGACTGGTGGATACATCCAGAATTGGTCAGTGCAGACGTACAGGCTCACTTGGTAGACAGCACAGACGGATTGAAATTTGCTGGTGATTACATGTTCCCCACAACAGCCAAGCCAGTTAAACCGCCTGTGGTTGAAGTGATCAATCGACACCGGGTTGGGACTAGATCCACAACCAATATAGTCAATCCTGATTACATGAAAGGGTTCTGGGTAGTGGACAATTTCTATCAAGATCCGGATGCCATACGAGCATTTGCACTAAAGCAAGAATATGAACCCAGTGGACCTGGCAAGCCCTACATTGGTAGCAGAACCTACAAACAATTTTTATTCCCTGGACTCAAAGAAGAATTTGAATATATTATGGGAGAGAAAATCACTGCCTGGGAATCACACGGCATGAATGGTCGATTCCAGTTCAACATCGAAGGTGAACCCTTGGTTTATCATGCGGACACACAAAAATGGGCTGCCATGTTGTATCTCACACCAGGTGCTCCACATGAATCGGGCACCATGACACACGCACTCAAAGGCACAGACATACGGCACCGCAGTCATCCTGAGTTTGGACGTTGTTTTAGGTCAGGAGCAAGAAATCTTGACAAGACGCCATTTGAAGATGTTGACATCATTGGCAATGTGTACAATCGCCTGTATATATTCAACGCTGGATACTTACACAGTGCCTGTGCGTACTTTGGATGGACTCCTGAAAATTCTCGCTTGTGGCAGATGTTCTTTTTTGATTAACTAATAGACAGGTAAAATAATGGACGCACGATTTCGCAAAGACTATCCGGGAGAATTTGTAATAACCAATTCACGTTGGGCTGGTGGAAAACGAGAAGAAACAAGAGAGTGGATCGCTAATCCAATTGAGAATCATCATATCAGTGGACGTGCTGCCTGCCTAGGACACACAGCAGAAAGACAATATTTTGACTACACACGATTACAACATCATCGTGGCGGACTATTGGGATCAAAAAAATTACAAACTTATGGTGTAGGAGACGTGGCCTTGGAGATGCGATTGGATTTTGCTGTAGAAACACGTCGTGATAACTTGGCACAATTGGTTGAATCGGGATACGCAAAAGATAATATTGTGTACACTGATGCCAGGAATTGTATCGCCAATCCAGGAGAGTTTTATCTTATCCCACACAGACCAAAATTTCTTGACTTGGTCATGCTGATGTATCTTGCGGCCTTTGATGGACATCAAGAAATATTCATGCTAGGCTATCATCGAGATACCGAGGCCGGGCACCCGGGTTGGATTAATCAAGTTTGTGATGTGATGCGGTCATACCCTGGAACACAGTTTACGTTTGCTGGTGTGCCAAGTAATGTGCCGGACGTCTGGTTAGACTTGCCTAATGCCAGAGCAATCAACTACCCAGACTTTATAGGCTACTGCGATATTTGAATCTGGGCTTCCATGGTATGGATCTTGTCTTGCACTGCATCAAAATTCACAGTTGACCATAAGCCTGGATGCAACGGCTTAGGCCAACTGCCACTGGCAATCCATGCCCAGCCTTGATGTTCTTCATTTAAGACTGGAACAAATTCTCTATCCACGCTACAAAAAAATGTATGATAAGCAAAGCCTTGATCGGCTGTGGTAAACTTTTCCAATGGAACCAGTTTCAAATAATCAGGCATTGTGCCTAGTTCTTCGGTACATTCTCTTGTGATGGCCTGCATCAGGGTTTCGCCTGGCTCTACTCTACCACCGGGCAATCCCCAGGTATCGGGGTGCTTGGTATCATTCCGCATGAGATACAGGTAAGTGTTGGTAGCCACACTGTAAAACCAAATGCCCACGGCATTTACAATACCAGTGTCCATAGGCCTCCCTTGTATAGGCCTTGATAACTCTTGACCCAGGCTTCGCCAGTCCAGCGATATTGTAATTCTGTAGTTATGTTTGTGACATACTGATCGTTTGCAGGACTGCTAGTACTGTCAAACGTCACAATCCAGCGATAACCATCCCATTCTATAATGTCGTTGGCATTGGCAACCATGGGTTGTCCTTGATCCCCGGTCCAGGATTCAGCAGTTGTGCCATCCCATGAACCTGTTCCTTCGGTTAGGAGATATCGTGTAGGTCCCAGTCGGGTAAGTGTTGATACTAATATTGGTTCGGGCAGGCCAGCTCCGGGTCCACTGGCCAATGGATTGATTACTGCCTCAACTGGTGACAAGGTGTTGGCTGGAACAGTGTCAATGTTTACGTTCCACAATAAAAATCTATCATCGCTTGGATCATAAGTCACAGTTCCAATCACATCTGTGCCATCTGGTTGTTCTAGACTTATGTAACTGATCCCAGGCCGTAATGTACCATATAAACCAACTACGGAATGCCACATGAGATTGCTGGCCGGACTGTCTGGCGGTGTTAAACTGGCATTAGATTCATCAATTACTTCAGGCTCACGCAGGACCTGTAGAGTATTGTTGATCAACAGTACCTGATAGTTAAATGGTGTAAACGCTTGTCGTGTGCCAAGCAATAGATCGTTGTCGGTGATAGCTAGGCTAGCATCACCGTTAGCATCATAGATGCTGGCTACAATACGTTCAACAACACCCAATTTCTTGACCTTGGCTGGACTAGATATCCACATGGGTAATCTAAAAGTCAGGGTAGCTATGTCAATGGCTGATTCGGTATTGCCTGCCCCAATGCTACGACTTGACCAATTGACGTCTTCTAAGTAAATCGTAGTTAAACTTGTCCAATCTATGTAGTTGTCAGTACTTTGTAATTCTAAACTGGGATTAAACAATACTAAAATTTGTTCTAGCAACTGCATTTTTTGATTGGTATTACTTGTCCACATGTCCAACTTTAAGGTCAGTTCAAACGGCACTGGCATTAGACGATCTATACTAAACGCATTGCCTTGAGTAGTTTCGTATGTGTCAGTCATGCTATCATATGTTCTTTGCCGTACCGCTATAGTACTGACAAAGTTGGGTTCCTGGATCATGCTACGATTATATTTGAGATCAGTGATGTAAAAAGTCATTAATGGAGTACTGGGCAATTCGTTGGCACTGTTTTGTTGTATGATAGTTTGTGCTTGTCGACTGCTGTCACCATAACGAACTGGAACACGCACTAGGGTATCGTTTTTGCCTTCTTCGTTACGACCATACTCGACCTGGAAGTTACTAAAGATCCTGGCGAACTGCAACAAGAAACGACGTATTTGTTCGTCATAAAAAAATTGTGTAACTGCCATGGTTATCCTGGTGGTCTTGGGTTGGGTGGGGTAATGTTGCCGCCTTGATCACCGTTATCAGCTAGAGGTTTGAGTATCTGGCTGAGACTTTGACGACTTGGAATATTACCCATGTCTGTGGTGCTCACTGTATATGTATTGTTCACGAAGCTGTTGCGTAAAGTTTCTGCGGCCGGTGCTAGATCAAGATCAGTTCTTACTGCGGATTCTATGGCCACCCATCGACTACCATTGTAGCGGAATAGACGATTGGGCGAGTAGTCCAATCTCAACGCATAAGCACCAACTGTGGGATTAGGTGGAAAGCTCACACCCGGAACAACTGGCAATCCATTTGGTGGCAACAAGTACCCAGTCTCTGGATCGTATCCACCTGAGAGATAGCCCATGGTATAACCAAAACTGCTAGGACTAGTACCTTCGCCTTCGAGTGTGCTACTAGAAGATACAGATCCATCACTGGCCACAATGCCAACGCTGGCTGGATCACCGTAGGGAGTAGTTGGTAATATGTAAAATTTTGTGGTATCGTATCCACTAAACGGAACATCCACCTGTGCCTGTGCCAACAAGGCATCGTTGATCTCCAGGTCTCGGGGTCTAGTACTCATACGATCGCCCACTGTGGCAGGATCGGTGATGGGAGTCCAGTAGGCAGTATCAGTCACAGGAGTGCCCGGAGGAACATTGCCCTTGGAAAGATAGTAGCTGTCGCCATCTAGCACAGTGAATCCCGCTGGATAAAAATTTCCTGGATCCCAGATATTGTCCGGCATAAAAGGTTTGTTGACAATCTGTTGGAACTCTTGGGCATTGACCATTGGAGTGGCCTTCACACGCCATATGTGCGGCAACCAGGTCTGGCTGAATCCTTCAGTGGCATAAGACCCATCCTGTATCACATAGTATTTGGGCAAAGGCAACGGTATGGTTGGATCTAGAGGATAGTAATCTTTAAGGTTGGGCAACTCTAGCACATCACCTGACATTAATTTACGACCAAACGCATCAATCATGTAGTTGTAATGGAACGTGATAAACAAGGTATCATTGTTCAAGAACAAGCCAAATTGTGTAAGATCAAAATCAATATCTTGCTGTTGATAAACACCGCGCATGATATACACATCAGGATCATAGGCTCTATCTCTGTTTTCCAACAACAGCAAATCTTCAATAAACAACGGATTCACACTGTCGTACACTGGTAGCGTGGCATCGTTGTTTCCAGGATTCTCACTTTCATCCAAGATTGGGCCCAGATATTTGTGGACATAAACATCTACTCCACCTACTGTGTACATCTCTTTGATAGTGCGATCAAAGAATTGATAGTCGTTGGTTCGATTGGGGCGATAAAGGCTCAGGCGTGGCATAGTCAAGTATTTACCGCAAAGTTTGACCAAAAACTCAAAACAGGATAAAATACTATATGGAACAGATACAAGAACGTTTGAAACAAGCAGAACGACAGATTGCCGGTGTACGAAGTCGAGTGGCCAGAAGAGATTTAGTTAAAATGCTCAAACCCATAACCACAGTGCTGAATCGACTGAGCCAGGAGAGTGTAGAATGTCGTAGGCTACATAGGGCCACTGCCCGCTACCAAACCCTGGAACAAGAAGCCGAAGACTTGGTAAAAAACCTGGAAAAATACTTGGTATTTGCCTGTTTGCTCGGCGGTTGACTACAAAAGAACCCAGTGTTATAATTAACAATCATGATATCAAGGACATCCAATGGTAAAGACTAAAAAACCCACCGCAGAAATCAAACTACTAAATCCCAAAAGTGCCGATGTAAAATACACCGGCTCAGAACCTGCCTGGAAGTTAGTGTTGACTGACGGAGATAGGACCAGTGCCATGCTCAAGGCTTTCACTTGGTACAACTATCACTACGGTAAAAAAGATGCCAAAGACATGATAGCCCATTGGCTTGAACACAACGACAGACCTAAAGACGCTAAACTCATAAGAGGCATTCCTGACAGCCAGATCCGTAGTACCACAGCCTGGGTATGTAGAATGAACTTGATTGGCCTAGCACTAAGTGAACATGAACTCAGCGTAATTGACAGCCAGATCAGTGACATGATGCGTATCAAACAAGAAGTGGTCAAGGTCGTGACCGAAGAAGAAACTACACAAGCCCGATTAACCATACAAGATCATCTGCGTGAACGCATGAGTGAGTGTGCTGGTGAACTGGAAGGCATGTTTGATGATTTCCTACAGCAAGGCGCAAAGTTGACAGCTGAATTCAAGCCCATGTCACACATCCGTGGTAGGAATGTGGCACCACAGATGATTGGCACTATCAGTGCCATCTGGAAAGATCGCCTGGCTGAGTTTGAAGAAACTGTGGAAGGACGTGACGCAGATCTAGTAGAAGCATACAGTCATCTCACCCGGATACAGTTGCGTAATTGCGTAAAATTCTGCGAACTGGTGATCAATGACTGCGCCAGCTATGTACAGATCAAGAAAGTAGAACGCAAACCGCGTGCCAAGAAAGCCATAAGCCCTGAAAAGTTATCTAGTAAGTTCAAGTATCTCCGAGACTTTGCAGAACTCAAACTGGTATCTGAAGCACCAGCCAGTTTAGTCAATGCCAGTGAAGCCTGGTTATATGATACCAAAAAACGCAAGTTGATCCATGTGGTAGCTGACGCTCATGTGGGGTCATTTACGATTAAAGGAACCAGCATTGTGGCTTTTGATGCTGTCAACAGCTCACAGAAGACTCTACGCAAACCAGCTGAACAGATCAAATCTATCGTGTCAGTTGGAAAACCCGCGGCACGAAAAGCGTACAAAGATATAAAAAGCACAGAAATCAAGTTTAATGGCCGTGGTAACGAGAACTTGATCATACTCAAGGCCTGGTAGCATTCTTGATAAATACTCTTATAGGAGCGATTGTATGGCTATCCAACAAGAATCAAGTCTTGAAACACTAAAACAAAATCTATTCCAGTATGTGCGGTATCAACTGGGTGACCAGATCATAGACATTGAGCTGGATGCTGAACACTACGAAGCAGCCTATAGAAACACAGTTGGTACCTATCGCCAGCGAGCACAAAACGCCTACGAAGAAAGCTACACATTCATGGAACTAGTAACCAATGTCAACATCTATGAATTGCCACAAGAAGTTTACAGTGTGCGACAGATATTCCGCAGAACATTTGGTGACAGCACTGGACCGTTTGCGTCAAACTTTGATCCATTCAGCCAAGCCAGTTTGAATGTATACCTGATGAATTTTAATGTGGCAGGTGGCCTTGCTACTTTTGACTTTTATAGCCAGTATGTGGAATTGGCCGGACGTATGTTTGGCGCCTACATGAACTACACATTCAATCCTGTGACCAAAAAACTACAGCTGGTCCGTGATCCTAAAGGTACTGGTGAAGCGGTATTACTTTGGACCTATAACTACAAACCTGAATTCAACATGCTGAGTGATCCGTTAATCAGTCAGTGGATGCGTAACTACATGACTGGAAACTGCAAACTCATAATTGGTGAAGCAAGAGAAAAGTTTGGAACTATTGCAGGACCACAAGGTGGTGGCACCTTGAACGGTACAGCCATGAAGGCTGAAGGTCTGGCCATAATGGAAAAAAGCATCGAAGAACTCAAGAACTACGTTGATGGAAGCCAACCTCTTAGCTGGGTCATAGGCTAACCTTTTTACAACATTGATACCAAAATTTCTGTTATACTAGCAGTATGGCAGATTTAATGATAGACCTAGAAGGATTGGGCACAGGACCGGACACTACGATATTGACCATCGCGGCACAGAGTTTTGACCCGTTTGGTTCCGGCTATTGCGAACCAAAATATTATGCCAGGATTAGCCTGGAAAGCCAACCCGATCGTAGCATACAACAAAGCACCATAGACTGGTGGGCCACCCAACCAGCCGCGGCCAAGGATGAAGCCTTTGCCGAACAAGATCGCATACCATTGGCTCAAGCACTAGATGAATTGGGTCGATTGATCTGGCACAGCAAAAGAATCTGGGCACAAGGTCCCACATACGACATGAACATCCTGGAACATGCCTATAAGAGCTATGGCAAACCCATACCCTGGCAGTTTTATGCTGTGCGTGACAGCCGTACTGTGTTTAGTTTATGGCCCGGACTGCCTAAACCTGCCACCAGTCACCATGCCTTAGAAGACTGTCGCAGGCAAATCGCACTATTACAAACAACGTTACAACACTTCAATATAAGGGAAATGGCATGATTCTTGGCATCTGTGGCTTGATCGGCGCTGGCAAAGACACTATAGCAGATTATCTGGTAAACATACACGAATTTAAACGTGAAAGTTTTGCCAACACACTGAAAGATGCTGTGGCTCATGTGTTTGGCTGGGATCGAGAACTACTCGAAGGTCGTACCAAACAGAGCCGTGCCTGGCGAGAACAAAGAGATGAATGGTGGAGTGACCGTTTAGGCATGGACATAACACCTAGATGGGTGCTACAGTTTTGGGGGACTGAAGTTGCCAGACGTAGCTTCCACGATGATATCTGGATTGCCAGCCTAGAAAACAAATTGCGCAAAATAACCGATGATGTGGTCATAAGCGACTGTAGATTCCCTAACGAAATCGCCAGTATCAAGTCGGCCGGTGGACGTGTGGTTCGTGTAGTCCGTGGACCTGATCCTGAATGGTACCCACTAGCACTGTCTGTAAACGAAGGGCAAAAAAATATCACCTGGAGCCGTAGTCGAATTGCCTTGGAAAAATTCAATATCCATGCCAGCGAAACTGCCTGGATTGGCACCAAATTTGATGCTGTGATTGAGAACAATTCCAGTCTAGATGCGTTATACCAACAGATCACAGGTCTGGTTCAAGATCTCCCTGGCGCCAAGGCAGAGTAGATTTGGCAACTTCAATAACGCAATTCTGACACACAGTTTTTAAGTTACGAACAGCAACATTGTTCATGTCGCCATCCACATGATACACCAATAACTGTGCGGCATATTTAGACTTGAACCCACATCTATCACACATGGGTTTTTTCTTGTAGCCTGCAGTTTGCCATCGAGCTATTGGCGGTTTAATCCGTTGATTTTTCTTGATACAGTGTTCGCACCTACTGCGATAGTGCGCCTGTTCATCACGATAGTAATTTATAGCACAAAATCTCTGTTTACACACCAAACATAACGGTCTTTTCATGTTGTATTTACATCAAACCTTTCCAAAGGGCAGGCAACAGACGTTCTTTTTGACATTGGCCATAAATATCTATACTAGAAAAAAGGATTTTGATATGGCTCTAATATCCCCCGGTGTACAAGTTACTATAATTGATCAAAGCAATTATATCCCAGGCGCTACCAATTCGGTACCGTTTATTTTGTTGGCAACAGCTCAGAACAAAGTTTCTGGCGCTGGAGTTGGTGTAGCTTCGGGCACACTGGCTGTTAATGCAAACAAAACTTATTTAATGACAAGTCAAAGAGACTTGCTCAACACCTTTGGTGTTCCGTTCTTTTACAATACCACAGCTGGTACTCCGATCAACGGATACGAGCTGAATGAATATGGTTTATTGGCCGCTTATAGCGCATTGGGTATTACCAACCAATGTTATATACAGCGTGTTGATATTGACCTGGCTGCTCTTACTGCTAGTTTAACTAGACCGTTGGGTGCTCCAAACAACAACACATACTGGTTAGATTCAGTTAATAGTTCATGGGGAATTTTTGAGTGGAATTTGACCACTGGTGCATTCAGCAACAAAATTCCTAGTGTTATTACTAGCACAGCTAATTTGGTAACTGGCGAATCAATACCGCTACAAAGTTATGGCAGTATTGGTGACTACACAGTGGTCGGTGGTGGAGTTCAAAGTGCTGATGTTGCAGGCGCACTACAAAATCCTGAATACTACAAGCGTGGTGGTCCAACCACTACACAAACTAGCTCAACCACATTAGGTGAGTTATATAACACTTGGGTAGCAGTTGGTAGTGATGATTGGAAAACAGCATGGCCTACAGTTAGTGGCACACTAGCACCCGCATCATTGGTTGCCAACAACACAATTATTATCAATAATACTAGCACAGTTACAGTTCCAGTATCAACTAATAATACTCCAGCTGGTTTATCCGCAGCAATCAACACAGCCAACATAGCCGGTGTTTATTCTGCTGCAATTGGTGGTGCATTGTTTATCTATGCTGATAGCCTATCAACTGGCTACGCAGGTAATATTACAGGTAGTACTGCAAATGTATCAACAGGTATTGCCACTTTAACATTTACCAATGCAGGAAACACTGTACCTAATCCTTATCCTGTTGGTAGTACCATTACCATTGCTGGTACCACTAGTGGTACATACGATGGTACATTTGATGTAGTTGCCGCAAGCAACACCACAGTCAGTTTTGTATCTGCATCTACAGTACCAACAAGTGTTGGTAACATTAAATGGTTTGGCAGTGTCAGCGTTAAAAACGGCACCGGTACTCCATTGGCTACTCTAGGTATCACAGCAGGTGCGTATGCAACTCCAGAATATCAAGCAAGTCCAAGCTATCAAAATCCACGCTGGAACAGTTCAAGTACAATTCCATACCCAACTGGTTCTGTATGGCAAAAAACAAACAATGTAAACTTAGGTACCAATTTGGTAGTCAAGAAATACAATTCAACTCTGGGTACATTTATACAACAAAATTGTCCAGTATACGCCACAGATGCTGCAGCTTTATATGCACTAGATCCAGCTGGTGGTGGCGCTACTATTCCTGTTGGCGCAACCTATGCTCAAGTTGACCCATACGGCGACGGCACTGGCGCATTCATGATCTGGGAACGCTATATTTTAGGTGCCACTAACGTGACTTCTTATATTACTTCTGCTAGTACAGTGTTTAGCAGTGGTGATACTTTTACAATCAGTGCTACCGAAGCTGGTAGTGCCACACTTAATACAGCCACAGCAGAGTTAACTGGTACTACTGTATCAGACTTTATTGCCGCAGTTAGTGCTGCAGATATTCCTTATGTGAGTGCCACAGTTGACAGTAGTGGTTATATTGTGTTTACACACAGTCAAGGCGGTGACATCCAACTTACTGATTTAACAGGTACTGCTGTAGCTACTGCTGGTTTTACTACTGGTCAAAATATCCGAGGCTTGACTGCATTGAATGTAACTGACACTGACACATTAGTTCTCAGTAACTGGGTAAGTTACCCAACATTTAGCTATACAACCAGCTCAACCGCTCCAGATCAAAATCCTGATACTGGTACTTACTGGTACTACAGCGACCCGACACAAGTGGATATCATGATCCAGGATGGTGGCAGATGGCAAGGTTATCAAAATGTGGACAACGATATCCGTGGTTACAACCTTACTGACACCAATGCCAGTGGTCCAATCATTGCCGCTAGTGCACCAACTACACAGAACAACACAGCACTAAGTCCTTTGGTCTACGGTGATTTGTGGATTGACACAAGCAATCTTGAATTATATCCGGTAATTAATCGTTGGGAAAATGTTGATGGAACTGATCAATGGGTACAGATTGACAACAGCAATCAAACCACACAAAGTGGTGTATTGTTTGCTGATGCCAGATGGGCACCAAACGGAACTACAGATCCTGTAAGTGATCCGTTGCCAACTATCACTAGCCTGTTAGTCAGTGACTACTTGGATCCAGACGCACCGAGTCCAAGCCTATATCCAGAAGGTATTTTGTTATGGAACACTCGTCGTAGCGGATTCAATGTCAAGACATTCCAAAGCAACTATTTCAACACTACCGACTATCCAGCGTACCAATGGTTAAGCAGCACTGCCTACAGCGTTGGTGCTTTAGTGACTAATAGCAGTATAGAGTACATCTGTTTGACAGCTAATACAAATCAAACTCCTGGAACCAATGCATATTGGACACCAATCACTGTTACCAACACCTGGTTAACTGCCAGTGGTAACAGAGCTGACGGTAGCCCATTTATGGGTCGTCAAGCACAGAGAGCCATTATTAATCAGGCATTACGAAGCGGTATTGATAGCAACACCACAATCAGAGAAGAACAGAATCAGTTTAATTTGATTGCCTGCCCACAGTATCCTGAGTTGGCACCTAACTTGGCTTTACTCAATGCTGATCGTGGAGAAACTGCTTTTGTAGTAGTTGATACTCCGCTACGATTGACACCAGAAGAAATTGTAACTTGGGCAACCAACAACAACGGTCTAGGTGTAATCACAGCTGACGGTAATTTAAATGCTGGTGATGCTTATGCGGCTGCATTCTATCCAAGCTGTACTACTAACGACCTTAGTGGTAACCTGGTAGTAACAGCACCAAGCCACATGATGTTGCGTACAATTATACGCAGTGACGAAGTGGCGTATCCATGGTTGGCACCGGCCGGCACACGCCGCGGTGTAATTGACAACGCCACACAGATTGGTTATCTAAATGCACAGACTGGTGAATTTGTTCCGTTAGGGGTAAATCAAGGCCTACGTGATGTATTGTATCAGAACGATGTCAATCCAATTACCTTTATTCCAGGTGTTGGTATTACTAACTTTGGTAACCATACCTTACAAGGTACAACTACTGCACTTGATCGTATCAACGTAGCTCGCTTAGTAGCGTTCTTACGTGCTAGATTGGCTGCAATTGGTAAAACATATTTGTTTGAACCAAACGATACAATCACACGCAATCAGATTACCAACAGTATCACTAACTTGATGATTGACTTAGTGGCTAAACGTGGTATCTATGATTACTTGGTTGTATGTGATCTTTCAAATAACACACCGGCTAGAATCGACGCTAACGAATTATGGGTTGACATTGCAATTGAGCCAGTTAAAGCTGTTGAGTTTATATACATACCAGTACGTATTCAAAACACAGGAACCATTGGCGCAACAGTATAATGAACAGGGGCAAAATGACTAAAATTTTGTCCCGGCTCATTGCCATAAATAAAAGTACAATAGGAGATTAAACGAAAATGGCTACATCATCGCTAACAAAAATGACCGTGCCGCTGGCAAGCGATCAGAGTAACAGCAATCAAGGCTTGTTAATGCCCAAACTGAAGTATCGCTTTAGAGTGAGCTTTCAGAATTTTGGAGTATCAAGTCCAGTAACTGAATTAACCAAACAGGTTGTGGATTTTGCTCGGCCAAATGTGACCTTTGATAACATTGATCTTCCTATCTACAACAGCATGATCAAACTGGCTGGAAAATATACCTGGGCTGATGTCACATGTAATCTACGTGATGATGCTGCTGGCAATGTAAGCAAGTTGGTTGGTGAGCAATTACAGAAACAATTGGACTTTGCTGAAATGAGTTCAGCAAGTGCTGGTATTGATTACAAGTTTACTACTGTATTTGAAGTACTTGATGGTGGCAACGGTGCTAATACTCCAGTTGCACTTGAAACTTGGGAAATTTATGGTTGCTACCTACAAGGTGTCAACTATGGTGATGCTAACTATGGTGAAAATGCAGCTATGCAAATTGCGTTGACCATTAGATTTGATAATGCCCTACAAAACCCAGCCGGTGGTGGCGGTGGTGGTGTTGGTATTGCAGTTGGTAGAAGCCTTGGTGATGTAGCTACTGGTGTTGGTATAGCACAATAATACTGGAACAGTATGACTAACTTAGCCTCGTTTGGCGAGAATATACTTCAGGGTTTTTTTGGAGTCAACGGGCTACGAGATTATACCCACGCTAGTAAGACCTTCAGAAGCAACAACTACGAACTTACTCCTAGAACCAAGTTCTTATTCCATTGTTTTTTCAATGTGAACATAGGACAGATTCCAGCACTGGCCGGAGCATTCCAAAATAACGATCTTGCCAGCATAGGGCTCATGGTCAAGACTACAGACCTGCCCAGCTATCAGATTACCCACGACACACTTAATCAATACAATCGTAAAAGAATCGTCCAGACCAAGATCAATTATCAACCAGTCACTATCACTTTGCACGATGATCAAAGTGATCTTATACGAAATCTCTGGTACAACTACTATACCTATTATTACAAAGACAGTAGTTACGGTTATAACAATGTGCCAGCTCAAGCAGGAACATCTGGTAAAAATGCTGTCATGCAAAACGGGTTTGGATACAACACCTCCGATACCTATAGTGGTAGACAAAACACCGACTGGGGATACATTGGCGAAGGCTACGCAGATAGTAGCCCAGGAACAGCCACAGGAGACAACAAGGGTAAACCTAGATTCTTCAATGACATAACCATTTACGGTCTAGCACAAAAACGCTATGCCAGCTACACCTTGATCAACCCAATCATTACTGATTGGAAAAGTGATCAGTACGATTACAGCCAAGGTAACGGAACCATGAGTCATACCCTGACCGTGGTTTATGAAACTGTCAAATATATGAGTGGTGCAATTGGTGGGGCTCAATCCAGTACCAGTGTACCAGGATTTGCTGATCCAGCTCATTACGATACAACCAAGAGTGGGTTGTCAAGGCCAGGCGGAACCAACTCGGTTTTTGGCCAAGGTGGACTCATTGATGCAGTTGCAGGTGGTGTGGAAGATTTACAAGCATTGGCAAGTGGTCGTGGTGGTTTACAAAATGTGTTAGGTGCGGTACAAACAGCTGGCACAGCCTATAACACATTTAAAAATTCAAATCTTGGACAGATTGCAAAAGCCGAAGTTCAAGCCGGCGCCAAGAGCGTACTACAACAAGGATTGCCGGGTAGTGTGAGACAGGCAATAAACTCTGGCAATTCACAGTTTTTTCCAAATGCACCAAAAGTTTCTACTGTTGGTATACCAACCATTAGAACTCAGCTAGGACTTAGATAGGATAATCCGTGGGCACCGTAAATTACTCTGATCCCAAAACTGATCTTTCAGTAAAAATATTTGATAGATTCTATGGCTACGAAGTTAATGTGCCAGTAGATGCCTATGATGCGGTTCTCAGCTATTTTCAAAGTGTGTTTGGCACAGGCGAAGCAGCCGGCAATTTTGCTGTTACCTTGTTTAGAGTAGCTGAACTTAGTGGTACTCCAGTTCTAACATTATTACAACAGATACAAGGACAGACAGGTCCAGATTTAACAGCATCTTTGTCCTACTACATCAACGCTACTAGAAGCAACAGTACCTTGCTGGGAATAAATGTTGCCACACAGCCAAACTTTTACGTGGCACACAACATTCGTATCTAGGGTCTGCTATGGCTAACTTTAGACAAGGTATATACATTCCACAAAATCCACAGAAGTATGTGGGCAACGGTAATATAAAATATAGATCTGGGTGGGAAATGACTTTCATGATGTTCCTGGACAGCAACACCAATGTGCTACAGTGGGCTAGCGAAAGCATCAGGATTCCTTATAAACATCCCTTAACTGGCAAGATGACCAACTATGTGCCAGACTTCCTGGTCACTTACCGCGGTCCAAACAATACTACCGTTGCTGAACTGATAGAAATCAAGCCCAAGAAACAAAGCCTAATTGAAAGCAAAATGAACGACCGTGATCGGGCTATCGTAGCTGTGAACTACTGCAAATGGGATGCCGCAACCAAGTGGGCCAAGGCACAAGGCCTGCGTTTTAGAGTCATAACCGAAGACGATATATTTCATCAAGGTGGCAAAAAACGCGGTAAATAGGGTATGACAAAAAAATTAGAGGAGCTGTTTGAGTTTGACAAACTTGAACAAGACGAAGAATCCGAAGCTCCAGTTCTCACCGTAGAACAAACACGTGCTGCTATCGTAGCTATTGACACCAACATAGACAAGATTGACCTGGCCTTACCGGCTGTGCGTGACCTTGACACCAGCGATCGTGAGCTGGATGAACTGGCCGATCTTGCCAAACAAAGCTATCAAGATCTAAGTGATCTTGGCATGAATGTGGATTCACGTTTTGCCGCTGAACTGTTTGCAGTAGCTGGCACCATGTTAGGACATGCACTTACAGCCAAGACTACCAAGCTGAACAAAAAACTAAAAATGATTGATCTACAGTTGAAAAAAGCTCGACTGGATCAACAGGCACCAGACACCGAACTGTTGCCCACAGCTGAAGGACAGATCTTGAGTCGCAATGATTTGCTGGAACGTCTAATAGGCTCTAGAGATCAAAAAAGCAAAAGTTCATAAATATCATATAGGGAAAAAAGCATGAAAAAATTTCAAGAATACCTCGCTGAATCAGAAAGAACCTACAATTATCGTATCAAGATTGTGGGTGACACTCCTTCAAATTTCTTAAAAGATTTGGAAGAGAAACTTAAACAGTTCGATATCGTCAAGATCTCGGCACCCAAGACCACACCGGTACAGGCAAATCCAGCAGACTTTCCTGCCTTTGCCAATGATCGTGTGACACATGTGGATGTTGAATTCCGTTATCCAGCTATTGAGCCACAGATTAAACAACTGGCCCAGTTGTTGATGTTTGATCCCAACCGAATCAGAATGCTTACTACCCCTTATGAAGACAGCATGGATCAAGAGCGTAGCGAAGTAGAAGCTCAAAACAAAAATCTCCTAACTGATACAGATTTTCCTGCACCAAACAAGGAACAAAAAGCCTTGTACAAAGACTACAGTGCTGAATACAACAATCATGCTGTGCTCAAAAATGCTTACCGCAGTGACTTTACTGTGGCTGGTGGCAAGACACCACCTGCAAAAACCACAAACGATTTGCCAATGGGAGACAAAAGTCCAATGAGCAAGATCAAGTTGCCACCTAAGCCAGCAACTGGCAACAAACCAAGAGGATAAACCATGGATAATTTTTTCTACAACCTAAACAAAAAGATGTCGGATCTGGCACAGCGCCAAGATCTAGCTGAGAGTGCTGTTACTGAACGTGACATGGGCAAACA